AGATATGTCAAATACTTTTAATCAAAATTATACTTATCCATTTATGCATAGACAATTTTTAAAAATGAAATTAAATATAGATGATCGACATAGAAATTTATTAGATTTAGCTGCTTCAGATGGTACTTGGTATTCAAGTTATAAATTAATGAGTAACGTAAATAGAATTATTAATAAAAATTGTTTCCGTAATTGGGACTATGAAATGTATTATATACACACCATTGGTACTAAAACTACATATTACTTTATCGCTAAAAATGGTATACATGTTTGTCGTGTTGGTCATAAAGATGAACCTTTCGAAACTCCTCATGAAAATCAATGGGCTCCAGGACACGGTGATGAAGACCTGTTTGAAGAAGCTCATGAAGATATTCCTGAAGAAGAACCGGAAGCGGAATTCCCTGAACAAGACGAATACTTGTATGATCGTTTTAAGCGTGCGGCATATGAAAGTTTAAGTAAAATTGGTGAGTATATGAAACGTTGCGTAGAAGCAATTAAAAGATTTGGCTTATCCCTTAAGGAAAAAGCATTAAATTTTGTATCAACTTTAACTATGTGGGTATCTTCAATGCTCCCTGATTGTATTAATGAAATGTTTAATTGTATGAATTATGTTGAATCATTTGGTAAAATCGCTGGTTTCTCAATTATAACTGGTATTGTTTCTTATTTAGGATTAATGATGTGTAAAAAGATATTTATGTATACTACTGAAACTTGTGAAAATTGTACCCATAAACATTATGATGTAATATTAAAAGAAATTAAAGTAAATTATTGTAAACTTCATTGTAACGATGAAGATCATTTTTGTGAAAAATTTAATGCTGATGTTATTAAAATGAAGAAATTAATTTGTAATTGTGAATGTGATCAGCATTGTTTACATGCTTCAATTATTTTGAGTAAAGAAGAGAAGATGAGATTAACTAAATTATTTTCAATATATACTAAATTAGATGATAGAGCAGTGAGACAAATTCTTGGTGCTGGTAAACAACACAAACTTGAAACTAGAAGGTTTGTGAGAGAAGAAGATGAAGTTATGAGATATGAAGATAGTTCAGAATCAATTAAATTAAAGAAAAGTCATTTAAATTTTGAAGATAGTTCAGAATCAATTAAATTAAAGAAAAGTCATTTGAATTTTGAAGATAGTTCTGAATCAATTAAATTAAAGAAACAACATTTAAATTTTGAAAACGAAGATAATGAAACTTATGAAGAACAAGTTGTTAGAGATGAATGTTCAAGAATGTTAGTAGAAAAATTAATTAGAAATTCTCAAGTTGTTGTTGATAATGGTCATGGAAGACTTCTTGGTCTTGCTTTTGGTCGTTATGTTATTGTACCTGCGCATTTATCGCGTGGAAGTAATTCGTTCACTGTTGTTATTGATGATGTTGTTTATAAATTAAGAGAAATTACTAAAAATATGGATAAAGATAGAATGTTATTAAAATTACCCCTTCAGGCCCCTTCATTTAATATGGCTGTTTATAATAATCTTGTTAGTAAAAATAATATTGAAAGTACAGTAATAAATTCAGATTCAGCTTACCAAATTGTTAGATGTAATACTTCAAATTTTGATTTAAGATGGCAAGAAGTAGATGTAAATTTCAACGTAGATCGTGTAATGATCCCTTTTAAAACTCCATTTGGTCAGGATGTCACAATTAAGGAACCCATGGAAATTTTGAGAGTATCTACCCTTCATACAACTGCTGTGCAAACAGTAAGTGGTGATTGTGGTGGTGCACTCATAGTTTCTTGTAAAAAGGCTCCTTGTAAAATTGTTGGTTTCCATAACCTTGGTAGTGTTAAAAAGTCAGTCGCGAATTGCGGTGTTATTTTAACTAAAGAAATTGTTGATGAAATGATAAGTAAAGATGTATCAGATGTAATTGAAGTTGAAGAAGAAATTTTTGAAGAAGAACATCAAGTGATAAGATCTAATGCTTCAGTTCTCGAGAATGGAATTGTGGACCTTTTGGATGTGATGAAAGATGAAGGACGACCTGTGATCCCTACTACTGGAGATATTGAATATCTAGGAGCGTATAGAAATTATGCGCCCCCTGGTAATCCTACCTCCTTAGTAGAACATGCGTTGTTTGAAACTTTTCCCGTAACCAAAGTTCCTGCTCCTTGTAACGAAGAAGAAGTTGAAGATCCAAGTAAATTGTTAAAAGATAATTATGAAAAGCCAAATATTTTGTATACTCAATTAAATAAATATTCTACTGTTTTTAACCCTATTGATAAAATTGATATTGATTTAGATGATATGGTAGGACAACTTACTAGTATGATGGTAACAGAAATGAAAGATGAAGATTTGTCAAAAATGACTGAACGAGAAGCACTATCTGGTCGGTTGGATTTTCAGGATTCACGTCCTTTAGATTTGACTACCACTTCTGGTGAACCCTGGTCCAAACTTGGGTTCTCTGGTGGTAAAAAGAAAAATGCTTATTGTACTGTCACGATTCATGAATCTGGTAGAAAATTATATGACATCAATCGTAATGTTCAACATGGTAGAGATCTTGACTGGACCTTGCAACAAAAGGATAAATTGTTGCATCAAGGAAAAAGAACTCTATCATTGTGGAAAAATTGTTTAAAAGACGAAACTCGTCCCATTGCAAAGGCTAAGATTGGTAAAACTCGTTTGTTTACGGCTGTACCCTTGGACACTGCTATACTTTCAAGAGTTTACTTCGGTAAATTTAAAGAAGTATGGCAGGCTAAGAGGGCTATGCTATTTCATTCGGTTGGAATCAATCCTACATCTTTGGAATGGACTGAACTTGCTAATTATATGAAAAGTAGAGGAGAGGATTTTTACGACGCTGATTTCGGAGCATATGACGGACGTTTACGTCCCGAGTTCATGGAAGCAGCTGGTAAAATCGTCTGTGATACGATTTGTGAAGTTACAGGTTCTTATGAGAATCGTCTCGCAATGACAACATTATGGGATGAATATATAAGGACATACCAGATAAGTGGAAGAGATGTTCATTTAGTAAAACATGGGAACCCTTCAGGTAATCCTATGACAACTGTTATTAATTGTATTGTTAATTTGTTATATCATTGGTGGTGTTATATTAAGATTACTGATAAAAGAGATCTGAATTCATTTAGGAGAGATGTTGCATTTACCTGTTTTGGTGATGATGTTATTTATTCAACTAATTCAAAAATTACTGGCTATTCCTTTGATAACGTAGCTAAATATATGCAAATTTTAGAACAAGATTATACTGTTGCTAGTAAAGATTTAGAGTCAGAAACAACTGCTAAGAAAATTTATGAAATTACATTTTTAAAACGTAGATTTATTCAAAATTATAATTTGTATCTTGCTCCTATTGATCAAGAGTCCATTGAACAACAATTTAATTATACTAATATTGCCCCTAAGGATTTTGAAAAGATTAGAGTTCAATTAGATGAAGCATTGTTAGAAGCGGCTGCTCATGGAAAGAAGTATTACGATACATTCGTTAGTATTGTGAGTGATGCTATTAAAGATCGACTTTTCCTTAGAATGCATATTGGATGTCATTTCCAATCGTATTCGAAGGCTTTTGAGTGTCTGATAGACAGGGTCACTTCGTGACTAAACTCAAAAGGGTCATCTTTAGTATCGTTCACTTATGGTATTAAAATGAATGTATGTAATACTACTTTCCTTTGCAGACACTTTGTGTCAACTGTTCCTCTTACTTTCGCTGATTTCATATCCCACCGAGTCGAAATGCTCGTCAAATATGATATCAGTCGGGAGTTTGAGTGTGTTATGTGTTATTGTGATAATTTAGATTTAAATAAATGTGTTTGTCGTCATCAACTTGTAGATGACCATTATGATAAGGCTACCGGAGATCTGAAATACTCTATTCTTGATATTATGCATGAACAAATGGACACTAATACTAATTCTACTAAGGATCTGCAAGAGCCGGTATCAAAGCCTAAATTTGAACATTGGACCCATTCAGAAGGATACATGAGTATGCTCACTGAGCATCACACGGATTCTTCTGAACAGGGTATCGATTTTCAAGTTAAGGACGTTGGTGTCAACTCTTCGCGGAAAGTTAGTAAACTACGAACCCCTTCAGGAGTCGTAGATGTCATACACATGACCTCGGATGGTGTTATTGGTGGCAGAAGACATGATTATCTTCCGTCAGTGGTAATGCCTGAAATAGGTTTTGTGTGGGGCACTGCTTTAAAATTTAGTCCACGTACAAAATATTTGATGAAATTATTTAAACATTACAATACTGATTATTTGATTCGAATTGTTGCTAAACCTGCATTGTTTGCAGCGCAGAGGGTCTGGGTTAATCTCGGATTCACTGCGTCTACTCAGAATGTTGGGTTTGAATGGAACCCTTCGGAACAAAATGAAGTATTTATATGTGTTCCTTGGCAACAAGCTTCTCTTGTTGCAACGGTATCTGATGTTGATAATCATATGCCAAAAGTATGGATCTCAAATGTTACACCAGTCGTTTATGCGGATGGTTTAGCTACTACTATTGAATATGCTGTTTATATGTGTCCTTTAAATATGTTTTTGTATACCCCTATCATTTCCCCTACTTTAACTGCTCCTCCCGTTGAGACTGCTCCCTATTTGATTGTAGAGAACCGTCAAGACCCCCAAAATTTAAAATCGCCTTCAGCGTGTATTTTAAGCTCCATTATTGTCCCTAGTAGTGGTGGAGCCCAAGTTGGTGTAAATTTAAATGATGGTACTGGAATAGAGTACTTCTTTGATTATAACGGATATGTTGATAATAACTGGTTTGCATTGCCAGGTGCGGTTCTCCCTCAGAAACCCACATTTGCTTTTCCCACAGGTTCAGATGTTTCCCCTATGTTTACGTGTGTAACGTGGTCCAATGGGACTGCCCCGGTATTAACTTTAGCTGATCAACGAGAAATTCCAGTTGGTGTTAGTACACTGACTATTGCTAATCCTTCATTAATTGTTTATAATTCACTTTCAGCAGGTGGCGTTAATTGTAGAACTTCACCTTTGGTGAATGCTTCTTTGACTAGCGGTCCTACTATTAATCAATGTTTATTAACCATGAGCTGCTTCACAGCTGGTGGAAAAACTATAACTTTAGAATCAGATGTCATTTCAAATATTTCAATTTATAATATTCAGAAGGAAGAAGATACTATTATTACTATTGGTGGATCAGAAACTGTAAATAAAGGAAAGGATGAATCTCATGAATTCGTAGAGCAAATCTCCGAATACAAATATAATCCTAATTTTAATGTAGATCAGAAAATTTATGGTAAAACAGGTAATCATACTGCTCGGTGTGATACTCATTGGGACGCTCTCCCAACTAAAACTTTTAATACAAGTAACGATGTAAAATATGTCACTATAACTCCCTCAGATTATGGTGTCGCAGCTCAAGATTTAAAGAGACATTTATTTGCTTCCCAGT